AGAGAGAACTCTCAGCGCATTTCACATGGAAATCGCGCCAAAATCCCACCCACACGGAATCCCAACTGTCAACCCGAAATCGGAAATAATCTGGGGCTATGAGCTACGATCTGGCGGGATTCGAGCGGTTCGCCCCGCTTCTGCACATCGAGGACGGTTCGGCACTGAAGCTGGAGCGGTTCCAGAAGTTGATCCTGGCCGACCACTTCGGCCAAGCCACCGAACTGGTCGTGGTCATCCCCAAGAAGAACGGCAAAACCACCATGCTCGCGGCGCTCGCGCTGTTCCACGCCGCTGAGGTCATGGATTCTGAGGTCATCATCGTCGCGGCATCGGGGGACCAGGCCGGGATCATGTTCCGCCAGGCCGAGAAGATGCTGCGCCGCTCGGGCAAGGCTCCCGAACCGCGGATCGACTCGCGGGGATATGCGGCCTCGAACGCGCACGCCCGCGAGATCGCTGGCACGACGTATGAGATCCGGTCGGGATTGCGGGAGATCCGCTGCAACGGGGGCCGGATCAAGGTCATGGCCGCGGATGCACACACCTCGGACGGTCCGATCCCGACCCTGGCCTTGGTGGACGAGCTTCACCGACACCCGGACGGGGAACTGTACGGAGTTCTCGCCGACGGGCTCGGGCCTCGCGGCGGGCGGATGGTGACCATCTCAACCGCAGGCTCGACGGAGGCATCCCCGCTGGGACTGCTGCGGGCGCGGGCGCACAAACTCGACGGCACGCATGCGACCAAGCGGCACAGCAGATATGCCGAAGGGCAGTTCGCGCTGCACGAATGGGCGCTGGAGCCCGAAGACAAACCGGACAACCTGCAGCAGGTGAAGTGGGCGAACCCCTCCCACATGCAATCGATCCCCGAACTGAGACGCCGCCGGTCCTCGCCGTCGATGACGCCCGGTCGTTGGCTCAGATTCGCATGCGGTATATGGACACACGGCGAAGAACCTGCGATCACGCCGAACGAGTGGGACCGGTGCCGGGTGGATATCGGGTCGGTGGCTCTAGGCGATGAGGTCGTGTTGGTGCCGTCGGTCGGTCACAACGCGGCGATCGGTATCGCCTCGGTGCGCGATGAGGGTCGGATAGCGGTGGCCGCTGAAGTCTTAGACCACACCGACGGGTCGATGTTGGTCGCGGTGGAGGACCGCATCGTGGAACTGTGCGACCTCTACCACGTGTCGGCGGTGCATCACCCGTTGGGTGCGTTCATCCGCTCGGCCGACCTGTTGAGCGCCCGCGGGGTGCAGATGATCGAGGCCCCGCACTCACCCGCACGCCTCGTGGCTGCGTCGGGGACGTTCAACCGGCTCATGCGTGGTGGGCTGTTGATGCACGACGGGAACGCGGAACTGCGGAACCATGTCCTCGCGGCGCAGGTGAAAACGTCCGAACAGGGTGAGCGGTATGAGATCGGCAACGCACCGAGAGCTTTGATCGCTGTGGCGTTCGCGGTGCATGCTGCATCGGCGAACCCGCTCGAACCGCCGATGTTCGTGGCGATGTGACCTAGACGCGGCCAACATCCTTGGCTCGTGGGCCGGGTCTCAGACGCTTTCGCACGCGCATTCACATCGCGACCTGGCGTGCCGTGGCCCACCGAGAGCTATTCCGTCGACAAGATGGCGTTGTGGGGCTCCGGTGAAAGCTACGGGGCCGATTCTTATTCGGGCGTGAACGTCGACCAGCACACCGCGCTTTCGTTGGTCGCGGTGTATGCATGCGTTCGGCTCATCGCTGAGACGATCGCCGCTATGCCCGCCGAGTTGTACCGCAAGAAGGGCGCTGAGTCGGTGGAGGTCTCCAGGCTGCCGCTGTGGCTGACGATGCCCAACCCCGAAACGACGTGGTTCGACCTCATCGAACGCTGCCTGTCCTCGCTGAATCTCGACGGGAACTGCTTCCTGCTCATCACCGCACGCGATGACATGGGCTTCCCCGTGGAGTTCTGGACGCTCAACCCGCGCTCGATCGTGGTGCGCCGCAAGAACGGCAAGGTGGAGTTCATCTGGGAGGGCGATGAGAACCACCCGCTCAGCAGGTTCGGCCCGTCCAACCCGATGGGCGACGTGCTGCACATCAAGGCGTTCTCAGACGGCGGACTGCGGGGACTGTCGCCTATCGAGGTCGCGCGTCAGGCCATCGGGCTGGGGCTGGCGACCGAGAAGTATGGCGCGCGGTTCTTCGGCAAAGGCCAGGGGTCCATGCCGGGTGTGATCGAACTCCCCGCGGGTAATCCGAGTGCGACGACCGAGTACGTGTCACAGATGCGAGACGCCTGGGCTTCGGCGCACGAGGGGACGGACAAGGCCCACAAGCCGGGGTTCCTGACGGGTGGCGCGACGTGGAAGTCCATCTCCATCTCCCACGAGGACGCGCAGTTCCTCGACACCCGCAAGTTCCAGGTGGTCGAGATCGCACGGCTGTTCCGGGTTCCTCCTCACCTCATCCAAGAACTCGACACCACGACATCGTGGGGGACCGGCATCGAACAGCAGTCCATCGGGTTCGTCCGCTACTCGCTGCTGCCGTGGTTGGTGCGTTTGGAGTCGGGGTTCAACCAGATGACCCCACGCGGCCAGTTCCTGAAGTTCGAAGCGAAAGGACTGCTGCGCGGAGACGCCGCCGCGCAGGCGCAGGCGTATCACCAGGCCATCCTCGACGGATACATGAGCCGGTCGGAGGTCCGTCGACTCGAAGATCTGCCCCACGAACCCGACCTGGACGAGTTCCTGTATCCCTCCAACGAGACGATCGTGGGTCAAGAGCCCGTCACTCTCGCGCAATCAACCTTGACGCCAGACGGAACATCTGAGCCGTGAGCATCATCGACGCCCCGAAGCGGTCCCTCATGCGTGGCATCACCGAATGGCAGACCAGCTACGACCAAGCGGAGGTCTCCGCCGACGGCAATACCCTCGCGGGCTACGCCGCGGTGACCGGGATCTGGTCGGACTTCGACAGTTTCGAAGGGCCGTTCCGCGCGCAGCTTTCTCCAACCGCGTTCGACAAGACGATCCGCGACCACCGGCCGTCGCACTTCAAGGCGCTCGTGGACCACGGGCATGACTCGTTCGGCGGGCTCCCTATCGGCGTACCGACCAAGGTGGAGATGCGCCCGAAGGGCTTGTGGACCGAGATCCAACTGTCCCAGGCGAAGTCGGTACAGGAAGAGATCAAACCCCGACTCGAAGAAGGCTCGCTCAACGGGATGAGTATCACGTTCGAGGTGCTGGACGAGGAATGGGACACCGGCGAAGACGGTGTGGACGAACGCACGATCAAGGAAGTCCGGCTCCATGAGTTCGGACCCGTGGTGTGGCCGCAGTTCCCCGAAGCCGCTATCGCGGGAGTGTTCAGCAAACGAAAGGACGAGGCCGTGACACCTGAGGACGAAGGCCGCAGCACCGAAGAGGCCGCTGCACCCGAGGACGAAGGCCGTGACACCTCTGAGGATGAGCGGAGCAAGCGCCTGGAAGCACTGGACGCCCAGACCGCGCGATTCACAGAGGAGATGAACCGATGGCAACGACCAACGACCTGATCGAGAGCCTTCACGACAAGCGGCTTACCGCTGTCGAAGCGCTCCGCGGTCTGGTCGCCGAGGTGGAGGGCCGCAAGGACCACACCTGGACGACCGAAGACAAGCTCCAAGAGCAACTGATGAACTCCGAGATCGACAGTCTCGGTGACCGTATCGAGTCCCTTTTGGCGCTGGAGAAGCAGAACGCCAAGACCGACGAACAGCGCGAACGGTTCGAGAAGCTTCGTCCCGACGGGTTGCAGAAAGACCCGAACTCGGACAACGAACGCATGGCCCAGTTCATGCGGGCCGCGCTTCCCGACTCCGACACATGGGCTCCCAAGGCCATCGAGTTCTCTATCCCGAACCAGACGAAGGAATACATCCGGGCCAAGCGCCAGGGTAAAGAGACCTTCGACCTCGGTGTCGGGGTGCCGAACGCGACGACCGCCGGTGGATACACGGTGCCGACCGGGTTCCTGGCAACGCTGTATGAACACCTGATCGAGTTCGCAGCGGTACGCCAGACCAACGCGGCGATCCTCACCACATCTTCTGGTGAGCCGCTGTTGGTGCCGAAGACGACATCCCACGGTGCCGCCGCGCTCGTGCTCGAAGGCGGAACGTTGGCCGAGTCCGACCCGGCATTCAGCCAGGTCACGCTGAACAGCTACAAGTACGGCCAGCTGATCGAGATCTCGCAGGAACTCGTCTCGGATTCCGCGGTTGACATCGTGGGGTACCTGGCGCGTGCTGCGGGGATCGCGATCGGTACGGCGACCGGCACGGCCTACATCACCGGCACCGGCTCATCCCAGCCACAGGGAGTTGCGAACGCCCCGACGGCGGGCGTGACCGGCGCAGCGGGTACAGGCCTGACGGTCTCCGGCAACAGCCTGATCGACCTGTACCACTCGGTCGTGTCGGGCTACCGCCGGAACTCCTACTGGTTGATGAACGACCTGACCGCGGCATATGTCCGCAAGGTGAGGGACGACACCGGTGGCGCTGGCCTCGGTAACTTCCTCTGGCAGCCGGGGATGCAGGCTGGGCAACCAGACCTGTTGTTCGGTCGCCCGGTCGTGACGGATCCGAACGTGGCGGTGCAGGCGATCAACGCCTACTCGATCGCGTTCGGTGACTTCAGCCAATACTTCATGATCCGCGATGTCTCAGGGGTGCGGTTCGAGCGCTCCGACGACTTCCGGTTCAACGCCGACCTGATCGCGTTCCGTTGCATCCTTCGGACGGACAGCAAGCAGATCATCAACGGCGCTGCCGGTGCGGTGAAGTGGTACAGGAACGGCGCTTCGTAAGCGCAGAGGACAGGCGGGGCGGGGTCTAGCCGGACCCCGCCCCTCCTCCCCTCGGGAGGGAACGCGATGAAGGTCAAGGTTCTGAACCAGATGGCGGTCGTGACCCTCGGGTTCGACGGCGACGGCACCATCACCGTTCCCGACGCGCTCGCCAAATCCATGATCGAGCAGGGCTACGTCGAGCAGGTCACCGAGAAGAAGGTCGAACGTGCCACCAAGGCACCGGGCGAGAAGTCCACGGCCTCGAAGCCGAAGGCGAAGTAGATGGCAACGCTGCAGTTCTGTCGGAATGGGCATGAGAAGTCGGCAGACAATACCTACGTCTACACCACGAAGAGTGGCAAGACGTACGGCTACTGTCGCGACTGTCGGTCCACCCGCCGGGTTGTTGAGCGCCAGCGCATGAAGGACTACCTGCTGATGCGGCGTTATGGCATCACACGCCAAGAACGGTCCGCGATGCTCGTGGCCCAGGACGGGCTCTGCGCTCTTTGCTACGAGCAGCCTGCGACAGAGGTAGATCACGACCACAACTCCGGGCGAGTGCGAGGCATGTTGTGCAAGCCGTGCAACGTGGCGCTGGGTCGGTTCGATTCGCCAGAAGGAGTTACCAACATGGTGCAGTACCTGACAGAAGAGGCGGTGGCGTAAGTGGCTACGCTCCAACTTTTCGGCAAGTTCGCGGCCAACGCCCTGGGCGGTGAATCCGCATCAGACGTGGGGGCTATGGACCTGCTGTCGGACACGATCAAGATGACGCTGCACACCGCGACGTATACGCCGAACATCGACACGCATGAAGCGTTCGCAGACGCCACGAACGAACTGTCGACCGCGAACGGCTACACCGCGAACGGCGTGTCGTTGACCACCAAAACCATGACGTACAACGCCACCGGCAACGTGACCACGTACTCCGCCGACGACGTGTCGTGGACCGCATCCGGTGGGTCGCTGGTGTTCCAGTACGCCGTGCTGCACGACGACACCGTGAGCACAGGCCCGCCCATCAAACCGCTCATCGGATACATCGACTGCGGCGCGCAGACCATCACCACCGGGAACACGTTCACCATCGACATCACCGCAGCGGGGTTGTTCACGGCCACGGTGACCTAGGGGACTAGCACATGGCTCTGAACCCGAAACGGTCCAACGTCGCAGCGTCCGCAGAGGCAGACGCGGTGTGTGACCTCCTCGACAACGGCTACCTGCGTATCTACGACGGAGCCCAGCCCACCACCGCGGACACCGCGATCGGTGCCCAGGTGCTCCTCGCCGAACTGCGCTGGAACGCCACGGCCTTCCCCGCTGCGTCCTCAGGCGTGGCGACCGCCAACGCGATCACCCAGGACTCATCTGCGAATGCAACGGGCACCGCTGCGTGGTTCCGGGCGCTGAAGTCCGACGGCACGACCGTCGTGTTCGACGGCACCGTCGGGACCGGAACGAACGACCTCGTGTTGAACACGGTCTCGATCGTGTCGGCCGCGGTCGTGGCCGTGAGCGCATTCACCTACACCGCTTCGAAGGGGTAGCGAGATGCTGGCCTGTCTGGTGCACGACGCGGCCCCGTTCGCTATCTATCTCTCGCTGCTCGCGGGGACGCTGTACGCCTGCTGGCCCCTCTGGAGGACCCATGACCGATGACTACGTATGCGATGACCCAGAGTGCACCGAGGACCTGGCGTGGCACCTCATCAACGGGGATCTGGACTGCCTCGACCACAACCGCGATGCGCTCGCCACGTTCGCCTTCGATGCCACCCACCCGAAGGTAACGGTTTACCTCGTGGCGGAGGGGTTCGAAGACGGCAGGGCTGAGGTCGACATGAAGCCAGCAGCCCCTACCCCCGCTGTTGAGGATGTGCCCGACCACCGCACCCACGAGACCCACGAGATGGATATGTAGATGCCGATCCCCAACGAAGCAGACGCTGCATACGCCGACCAGGCAGAGATCGACCACGGCGATATCCAGATCATGGAGGCGGTTGCGGCCGGGACGTTCTACCTCACTGGTGGGGCCGTCACCGCTCAGGGCACCGCCGATGGCACGGTGGCGGTTTCCTCTGGCACGGCTCGCATGGCCGGGTCCAACAAAACGATCAGCGCCGGTAACGTCTCGGTCATCACCGGCTCGGCCAACCCGGACAGCTCGGTCGCAGCGGCAGCGGACTCGACCCTGGCTCGGTTCTCTCTCATCACGCTCAATACCTCGTCCCAACTGGGAGTCTTGCATGGAACTCCCGCCGCCCTCAGCCCCAACAACGACGGTTCCTATCTCGCTGTATTCCCGTCCTTCAGCAACAAGCTCATCCTTGCGGCCGTCTTCATCCCTCCCACAGCTACCGTGGTCACCTCGGCGATGATCTCGGACAAGCGGATCCTGGGCTCGGTCGATGGTGCCCACGACGCGGCCCACGTCTTATCGGGCTCCAACCACACGGGCACGCTCTCGGTCACTCAGGGGCTCGGCAAGTCCCAGCAACTCACGGGGGCGGTGTCTGCGACGAACTACGTGGGCGGCACGGCATCGGTCGCCCCGACCACCGGCACCTTCGCGATCGGTGACTACGTCGTCACCCAGGACGGCAAGCTCTGGGTCTGCACCTCCGCAGGAACGCCTGGCACATGGGTCCAATCGAACTCATCGACCTTCGTGGCGAAGGCCACCGCTCAGTCCTTCAGTGTGGGTGGGCTGCTGCTCGGTGCGCCTCCCACGAACGCGAACTACATGGTCTGGCGCGCTCCGGTCGCGTGCACCGTCACCAACGTCCGTTCCCACATCACCGCAGGCACGAACGCGGTCGTGAACGCACGGGTGAACCAGACCTCCAACTTCCTGTCGTCCAACTACACGAACACCACGGCGAACGCTTGGCAGGACGGCGGGTCGGTGCAGAACACCTCCATCTCGCCCGGGGATGACATCGAGATCATGCTGGTGTCCACATCCGGCGCGGTCGTGGCCGTGAACGTGCAGGTGGACCTCACTAGGGTGCTGGCATAGTGGCGATCACCGTCACGGAACTCGTCGAGACCGCCTCGACGGCGAACGCTACCTCGTACGCTTCAGCGTCGTACGCGCCCACCGCGAACCGTGGGCTTCTGGCGTTCATCGCCGCTACCGGCACCCTCGCCGCCGATACCACGTTCACCGGCAACGGCCTCACGTGGGGACTGGAAGGCCAGCGAGGTCTGGGTCCGGGCGGACAGATCTACCTCTATTCGGCACTGTCCGGTGCTTCCCCATCGTCGGGTACTGGAACCTTCGACTGCACGTCTGACGCCGCTACCGGGGCGGTCATCCATGTGGTCGAGATCGGTGGCTGTGATCTGACCGACTTCGTGACTCAATACGCGGCAGGTGCGGTGACGACCGGCAACACCCCCGTGGGCACCTTCGCTGGGGCTACTGCTGCAGACTGTGGAGTGTGCGCGTTCCTCGGTAACGACACCAACCCATCAGGGATGACCGAGCCCTCCGGCTACACAGAACTGATGGACACCGGGTATGCCACCCCTGCCACGGGTGCCCATATGGCCTACCACGCTAGCCCCGGCTCCATTACCACGGTCACATGGGGCTCTGTCAGCAGCACCGGCTCGTGGCAGATAGTCGAGATCAAGGCTGCCTCAGCTGTCAGCACTCAGCTGATCCGCGTCGTCGCGGGTTTCTAGGGGGCTGACCCCGTGACCGTTACGACCCTCGCAGCGGGGACCACGACCTATACCTCCGAAACCACGGTCGCTGTTGGCGACACACTGCGGTTCCCGCCGAACTCTTCGGCGACCCTGGTGATGGACAACAAGAACCTGATCGTCTACGGCACGCTAGAGATGAAACCGTCCGGCCCGAACGTCGTTCACCTGCTGCAGTTCATCAACGTCAACGAGGCGAACTTCGTCGGCGCGCCCATCGGCGGAACCTCGATGACTCCCGTCGCCACCGACATCGGGCTGTGGGTGATGGACACAGGGGTCGCCGACCTGCAGGGTTCGCCGAAGGTCGGATGGAACCGTACCGGCACCGATCCATCCTGGGCCGCATCGGACGAGATGTTGCGACCCCCGTGGATCTCGGGGAACTACACGACGTTCGCTACCCACACGCTCGGGGCCTCACCCGAGACCCTGGTGGACCCGTGGGGCACTACGCATACCAACGAGGTATTCAACCTCACCCGGAACGTGCGGATCGAGGGCACGGCTGGGCACAAGGCGCACGCGCTGATAATGACCCCGAACGTGGCGCAGACCATCAAGTACGTGCAGTTCCGGCACTTGGGACCTCGCAACCCGTTGAAGGTCCGGGGACGCTGGTCAGGCGTCCACTTCCACCACATGGGAGACGGAGGGTACGACTCTCTCGCTGAGGGGTGCGTGGTCAGGGACGGAGGTGCACACGCCTACGTTTCGCACGCGACCCACGGCACGACGTTCCGGGACTGCGTCTCCTACAACACCAGTGAGGACGCCTACTGGTGGGACAGCGAGGTCCCCGGGGATCTGTCCGACGATGTTGTGTATGACCACTGCCTTGCGGCCAAGCTCGTGATGGGTTCACCTTCCGCAGGCAAGCGCCTCAGCGGATTCTGGCTCGGAGATACCGCCTTCTCCGCCGAACACGACACCGGTGACGATGACGAGCAGTTCACGGTGACGGGTTTCTGCAACGACTGCGTCACGGTCGGTAACCAAGGCGCACTAGGCGTTGGCATCCACTGGCAGGAAGGCCACCACGCCGTCTGGGAGTTCGCGGACTGTGTGGCCCACAACAACGCCAATATGGGGATCTATATCTGGCAGAACCGTGGTACCCCTGACCTGTTCGAGAACTTCACCGCGTTCAACAACCGAGTGGGGATACTGAACGGGGCCTACTCCCAGCGATACCAACACCACAGCACCACACTGTTCAACAGCGACGAAGCCGACTTCGAGTGGCGAGCTGTCAACCCGAATCCAGATTTCTTCGTGGGTCAAGTAGGGGAGATACGGAACGCTCGTGTAGAGAACTTGACGCACGGGGAACATGTCCGGGATGCGACGGACAGGCTACCAAGCCTCATCGAGAACTCGATCATCGGCCACGTCATCGTGGACGAGACCGTACCCGCAGGGACGGTGGAGAGCCGCGACAATGGCACCAACGTCGATTACGTCAACTGCACCCAGGACGGGTCCACGGCCCTCGAACTCGCGGATTTCACGGTCACGCACATGCACGAGGACAGCACCTACCGGGTCCAGCGGATCGACGGCACGGCCTACCAAGTTCACCCGGACGGCACTTCTTCCGTCATCGCCGCGTTCGCCGGTCTCACCGGCACCGGGGCCTTCGCCGCTGCCACTGCCGCGTTGGCCGGGGCCGGAGCGGTGGCTATCAGCCACGGGAACCTCGCGGCGGTCAAGCCCACGCTCGCGGGAACGGGTTCGCACCAGATCTCGATATCAGGTCCCGGAGCCTTCGCTGCGGTCAAGCCAGCGCTGGCGGGTATCGGGACGAGCGGATCGGCGACGACAGGCCACATCGAGGGAGCCGCTGCGAGCTTCGCCGGGACCGGCTACGCAGCGCCCGAAGAGATCGGCTCGGGGTTCGGATCGCCGCCGTTCAGGGTTCGGTCGTTACGGACGGCGTCTCGGGCACGTGGTGTCTTTACCGCGCTCCTTCGAGGCGAGGGCGGACCACCCCGAACGGCGGCGATACGGTTGCGCGCACTCGCGGGTGGGTCGCTCCTTCGAGGGGAGCAGTTCCCAGCGCGTGTGAGGGCCGGGGGTGTGTCGGAGTCCAGCACCTCGGCCACGGTCACACCCGGAGCCGTCACCTTCACAGGCCAGACGGTGCTGCTGCGCCAGAGTCAATCGCTCAACCCCGGCGCGGTCACCTTCACCGGTCAGACCGTCGCCCTCGCCGGGCCTGTCTCGGTCCCAGTCACCACTGCGGGTGCGATCACCTTCACAGGCCAGACGGTGCTGCTGCGCCAGAGTCAATCTCTCACCGCTGGCGCGGTCACCTTCACCGGTCAGACGGTCAACCTCGTTCGCCGGATCCCCGTTGAAGCAGGTGACTTCTACCTCACGGGCCAGACCATCAACATCAGCGGCGGGGCCACCGTCTCGGTGTCCACCCCCGGCGCGGTCACCCTCACCGGGCAGACGGTGCAGATGACAGGGCTGACGGCGATCGGTGTCACACCAGGCACCATCACGTTCAGCGGCGCAGCAAGGGCGATCACCGTCACCGAACTGGTCGAGACCGCATCCACGGCGCAAGCCACTTCCTACGCTTCGGGGTCCTATACGCCGACCGCGAACCGGGGACTGTTGGCGTGGGTGGCTGCATACGCAACCCTCGACCCAGCCCCGACGTTCACGGGCAACGGCCTGACGTGGACCTTGGAGGCCATACGCACCCTCGGCGCGCCAGCCCACTCCATCTGTCTGTTCTCTGCGCTCTCGGGTAGCTCGCCCTCGACGGGCGCGGGCACGTTCGATTGCGCCGCCGACGCCGCGACCGGCGCGATCATCCACGTCGTCGAGATCGACGGCTGTGATCTGGTCGACTTCACGACCCAGGTCGCCGTGAACGGGGGCACGGCGGGGGTTACGCCATCGGGGACGTTCGCGGGTTCAACCGATGCGAACGCCGCGGTGCTGGCCTATCTCGCCAACACCACGAACCCCGCGGGCGTGACCGAGCCCTCCGGGTTCACCGAACTCATGGACACGGGGTTCGACACTCCCGCATCGGGTGGGGAGATGAGCTACCGCACGAGCCCCGGTGCCATCACGACCGTCACATGGGGCAGCAACTCGGCGTCGATCTGGGCCACACACATCGTCGAAGTCAAGGCGGGCCAGCCCATCGCGCTGCGCCAGACCCAGGCGCTCACCCCTGCCGCGGTGACGTTCACAGGCCAGACGGTGAACGTCGGGGCGATCGTTACCGTCCCGGTCACGGCGGGCGCGTTGACACTTGCAGGCCAGGCCATCGCGGTGCGCCAGGTCCTGAGCCTCACCTCCGGCGCGCTCGTGTTCGCGGGCCAGAGCGTGAACGCGATGGAGGAAGGGTTCAACATCGCCGACGAATGGAGGCTCGGGGGGTTGTCGGGCAAGTGGCACGTCGGTGCCGCAGAGGGCAAATGGCTGGTCGGTGCCGCTGGGCGGAAGTGGCACGTCGAACCTTGACCGCAAGGGGAACCTAGGACAGTGACCGCACAGCCGCTCCGTCAATCGGTTCTCGACCTGGAATGGGTGCGCCAACGTGTCAGCGCCAAGGAAGCGGGCTCGACGGTCAACCCCACCGCCGACACCGTCACGATGGCGTTCAAGGCCTCCGGCGATCCCGTCATCGGGGACTTCAAGACCGCGGAGTGGGAGACGGACGCCAACACCAACCCCGATACCTACTACGCCCGCTGCCTCGTGGGTCCGGGAGGAACCATCTCATTGGCCGCAGGCACCTATCGGATATGGGTCAAGATCGTCGACTCACCCGAGACACCGATCAAGCGTTCCGAACAAGTCCTGATCATCGAGTAGGGGGCACGTCATCAGTTACCTCACCGCCGCAGACTTCGATCCCGACACGCTGAACGAAGCGTGCCAGGGGTACTCGCTCGGTGATGTCGACGCGGCCAAGATCACCGCCGCTATCGCACGGCTGAGTCAGCGACTCGACGACTACACCGACGACCACTTCGAATCCGAGACCCTGACCCTGGACCTCGTCACCGACAACTCGGCGCGCCTCGTCCTTCCCCGGCGGTTCACGGCGATCACGTCGGTGAAGTTCCGCGACGCCGCAGGAACCCTGGGCAGCGCTCAGGCTGCAGCGTCCTACCGCCTGCGGTCCTCTCTCATCGCCTCAGGCAGCAAGCGGCTGAGCTGGGACGCGCTCGACCTGCTGACTACCGTCCCCTATTCGGTGGGCTTCACAAGCGTTCCCACGGGCTCCTCCGCCTACTGCTGGCCCACCGACGTACAGGTGGTCGGGACGGCGGGCTGGACCACCTGTCCGGGTGATATCAAGGTCGCGCTGGCGCAGATGGTCTGGGACCACTTCACCGCACAGGGCGGGGCACTCGGACGGACGGAACAACTCACCGCCAACGGCGAGACGTTCAGTTTCGTCGCGTCCGACCCCGACGCCGGGTTCTGGACAGGGCTGCGGGATGTCGACGCCATCATCAACAACTACCGCCGCTGGTCCCCGGTCCTGGTGGCCTAGGTGGATACGACCTTCCGCTGGGACCCGTCCCGACTCAACGCCGCGATAGCGCGCGGCAACCGCGTGTCGTTCGGGGTAGCGCACAGGGACGCGCTCGCCCGCCGCAAGGCCAAGACCAAGACCGGGATCGACCTGGACACGGTGAGTTCTTCGGTCGCCGTCATGAAACCCACCGGCCTGCAGGCCACGTTCGAGCGCGGCCGCGAAGGCGGCTATGAAGTGCTGCCGAAGAAAGGCACGGTGTTGACGATCACCTCCGGCCCGCTCGCCGGTCGCGTCGTTCGTTCGGTGACGGGTGGCCCGATGCGGCCCTACCCCGCGATGGGTCCGGCCTCCCAGACCTGGGCACGCGGTGGATACAACACCGTCCAGAAGCAGAACCTTGCAGCTAGCGGGTTCCGATGACGTGGGTGAGTGTCTGTGATGCGTGGGTCGCCGAACTCACGACGAACGTGGCTGGCCTGCAGGCCGCGAAGACCCACCTCTACGCTCCTTGGTCCGTCGAGCAGTTGCTGGCGGGTCAGAACGAGATCCACCTGGCGGTGTGGCCGCAGTCCGAAGCGGAGGAGGCTGAGAACTTCCTGACCGACGGGAGCAAGCTTTCGCGGCAGTCTTTCGTCGCGATGGTCTGGGAGGACGCCTCAGACCAGACCGCACGCCAGAAGGATTCGGACGCCCAGAACGCGGCGTGGCTCACGTTGCAAGAAGCCATCCGTGACCGATTCATGGCGAGAGTCAATGTCCGCCTCGGTGATGACCCTGGGGCCACGAGCATCGTGAGCACGGATTACAGAGGTGTGGCCTTCGACCTCGCGGCGGGGGTGCGGGTGTTCGG